AATATTATACGGATGGCCGCCACGTGCCCCTTGGGAACTTCCACTATATATTGCACTCCAATACTCCAATACATACCAACTTATGAGCGAGCTCTCAACTAGAGTACACCCTCTTATTTACAAAAATGCCATCCAAACCACGTCGTTTTAGACTCCAAGCTAAAAATATTTTCCTGACTTATCCTCAGTGCTCTCTTACAAAAGAGGAAGCACTTTCCCAATTGCAAGCTGTTCAATTACCCTCCAATAAAAAGTTCATCAAGATCTGCAGAGAGCTTCACGACGATGGGCAACCTCACCTCCACATCCTGTTGCAATTGGAGGGAAAGGTCCAGATCACAAATAACAGACTGTTCGACCTGGTTTCCCCATCACGGTCAGCACATTTCCATCCGAACATTCAGGGAGCTAAATCGAGCTCCGACGTCAAGTCCTACATCGACAAGGACGGAGACACCCTCGAATGGGGTGAGTTTCAGATCGACGGCAGAAGTTCTAGGGGAGGTCAACAGACAGCTAATGACGCTGCAGCTGAGGCGTTAAATGCGCCGTCGAAGGAGGAGGCGATGAAAATCATTAAAGAGAAGTTGCCGGAAAAGTTTCTTTTCCAGTATCACAACCTATCAAGTAACCTGGACAGGATTTTCATCAAGCCTCCAGAGCCATGGGCCCCTCCATTTCCCCTTTCCTCATTCACTAACGTGCCCAACCAGATGCAAGAGTGGGCTGACGATTATTTTGGGAGGGGTTCCGCTGCGCGGCCAGAGAGGCCCATAAGTTTGATAGTTGAAGGTGGTTCAAGAACTGGCAAGACGATGTGGGCTCGTGCTTTAGGCCCACATAATTACTTGAGTGGCCATCTGGACTTCAATTCCCGGGTCTACTCCAACGATGTGGAGCATAACGTCATCGATGACGTCAGTCCCCAATACCTAAAGCTAAAGCATTGGAAGGAATTGATTGGGGCCCAAAAGGACTGGCAGTCAAATTGTAAATACGGCAAGCCTGTTCAAATTAAAGGGGGTATCCCATCAATCGTGCTCTGCAATCCTGGAGAGGGGGCCAGTTATAAAGATTTCCTCGAAAAAGAGGAAAACGCATCACTGAGAGCCTGGACATTAAAAAATGCTCAATTCATCTTCCTCGACTCCCCCCTCTATCAAACCGCGACACAAGATTGCGAAGAGAGCACCTCGTCGTAGGAGAGTTGACCTTGACTGCGGGTGCTCCATATACGTCCACATCAACTGCAGCAACAATGGATTCACGCACCGGGGAACTCATCACTGCGCGTCAGGCAGAGAATGGCGTCTATATCCGGGAGATAACAAATCCCCTGTATTTCAAGATGTGCCGAGTAGAAGACCTGCTGTTCAGCAGGACCAGAGTGTACCACATCCAGATAAGGTTCAACCACAACCTCAGGAGAGCATTGGGTCTCCACAAGGCATTCCTCAACTTCCAAGTCTGGACGACATCTCTGATAGCTTCTGGGAAGACTTATTTGACTAGGTTTAGGCATTTAGTCATGATGTACTTAGAACAATTAGGTGTAATTGCGCTTGATAATGTAATTAGAGCTGTTCGTTTCGCAACTGACACATCTTATGTCAGATATGTACTGGAAAATCATTCAATAAAATTCAAATTTTATTAATTTGTGATCGAATCGTAGAAATAGATTCGAATCTTGAGCGTTGCATACACAGGGTTAGAGGCATGAGTACATGCCATGTACAATAGTAATGCGTTCTCCGTATGATTCTCGTACTTCCCGACTTCTTGATGGTTGTAGACCACATGATTGTTGACCTTCCAGAACCGCTTGACCAGCGCCTGCTCATTGCTGGCATATTGTCCACCAGTGACTTTGGCATAGAACTTGTGCATAACTTGGAAACGATCACGGAGATCGTTCTTGACGGTTGCAGTGCTAGGCTCGTTATCGAACATATTGAACACCTGGCCAAAGTCCATTGGTGTGCCATACGGTCTACGATCCCTGACCAACCAGAACATACAACTGTTCGTGTGGTTCTTGAGCTTGATGTTCTCATCCATCCACACCTTACCTAAAATGTATACGGACTTAACACAGAAACGTTTACCGACACGGTGGGTTATACCGTTACCACGTGTCACATCAGATACGCACATCACCTTACCAGTATGAGAGATATCGTGACGCTGCTCGTATGACTGGACCTTACAGGGCCCTTCACAGCCTCTAGGGACATCAGGCGTTCTCAGCGTCCGATATATCCTGGGCTTCCTGTACATGGGCCTGTTAACCCATTCCGAGGCCTTATTAAATTTTGGGCCTCCACCTCCACGAGGGGAAAAATTGGAAGAACGGCTGACCTTTGAGGTTCCCGCCATCTGGCGCCATGAGGGATCGCGCTTAGGCATTTCGAAATAATCCATGACGTCATGCTTGCTTTAGTTTTATAGCGTCATAAAACTTAGTGACCAAGTCTTAACACAGATATCTAAGCTCGTCAGGCGCCAGCTTATTGGTCCAACAAAAATAATTTCCTTTAATTCAAATTAAAGGAGAGACGCGCGCGAGAGAGAAAAAGCGATCGCGAGGGGGGGGAAAGCGATCGCGCGGCCACCAGAGCGCCACGTAGGGAGGGGGGCAAAATCGCGCGGCCATCCGGT